GGCGAGCTGGCGCAGCTCCTCGGCGTGCCGCTCATCATGTCGCGCTACGTCTCGGCCGACCTCGCGACGACCGGCCTCTACACCGGCTCGGGCGCTACCACGGGCGTGCTCCTCGTCGACCTCGGCGCTTGGCAGCGCTACGCCAAGCGCGGCGCGACCGTCGAGGTGGACAAGGAGATCATCTCCGGCGCCGTCAACATGGTCGCCACCGTGCGCGAGGTCATGGACACCCCCGACCCCGCCGCGACCTCCAACTGCCATTGGGGCTACAACCTGTAGTCCGACGCCTACCCCTTCGAGGACAGCACCATGGAAATCACCCCCGTCCACCTGTGCCCGAACACGGCTGCGGGCACCGACTGGAAGACCCTCTTCAACCCCGGCCGGAAGTTCGAGCTGGTCGGCGTCCGCTTCGGGTCCGTCGACGGCATCACCGGGCACGCGAGCAACTACGGCGACCTGTCCGTCCTTGGCTCCGACGCCTCGACCGCCGTCTGGCTGTGGTCGACGGCGTCGGCCGCCGAGGGCTCGGTGACCGCCGGCTCGGTGTACTACACCTCGGACGAGGAAGCGCCTGGCGTCGCTGGCGACACCGCGCAGGACTTCGAGTCCGCCGCCACGAAGACCCTGCTCACCTTCGACGCCGACCAAGCGTTGGAGGTCGTCAACGACCAGTCGAACGGCACGGGCGTCGCCTTCCCCGACACCGGGCTGACCCTGCTCATCCGCTACCTGTAGGCCTCGGCCTACCGGGCTCGACCGCCGGCCCGACCCCTCGGCGGTAGACAGGAGCACCCCATGTTCGTTCGCTTCCTCGGCTTCCCCGCCGGAGTCGAGACCGCCGAGAAGGACCCCAACAGCAAGCGGCGCCCGAGTCGCAAGGTCCTCGTCGACGAGGAGAGTCCCTACCACGGGCTCAACTCGCAGACTCGGGGCTGGATGCCGGGCGAGGTCCGCAAGCTCGTCGACGAGACCGACGCCGAGGGCGCCAAGCTCTTCGACGCCGAGGCGGTCGGCGAGCGGCTCGTCAGCGACTTCGGCGAGAAGGGCTCGGGCTGGGCTCACCTGCCCGAGAAGCACCGCAAGCTCTTCGGCTTCCGCAAGTCGAGCGCGGCTGCCTACTCGAAGCAGGGGTAGCGCGATGCTGGTCGAGTTCGTCGGCTACGGTCCAGGCCGAGGGTCGATGCGGCTCGCCGGGTTCGGTCCTCTCGACTGCGGCGACGTCTTCCGGGTCTCCGACGAGGAGGCTCGTCGGCTGATGACGAGCTACCCCGACTGCTTCCGCGAGCACGAGCCCAAGCCGCGGGAGGACCGCGCCCTCGGCCGCCCTCAGGCGGATAGGGCGGCTCGGGGCAAGAAGCGCGGAGGCTGACCCATGGCACTGCTCGCAGCGGCGGATGTCTACCCGTCCATCCCCGGGCTCGCCTCGGGGGCCGACGCGGCCCTCGACGCGCTCATCGGGCGGGTCGAGTCGCAGCTGGCGGGCTGGTGCGGCTGGCGCGCCGAGACCGCTGGCGGGTCGGTCTCCTGGGACTCGGCGAGCCGCACCATCTACCTCGACGGGCCTGCCGGGCTCGACCGCCGGGCGCTGCAGCTGCCCGTGCGGCCGGTCGCGAGCATCACGAGCATCTACGACGACCCGACGTGGGGCTACAGCGCGGCGGGCTACCTCGTGGCGAGCGGCGACTACACCTTGCTCGACCGCGAGGGGCGCGTGCTCCTGAACCCCGACGCCTCGCACAGCTGGAGCGTCGGCAAGCGGCACATCGAGGTCATCTGCGTCGCGGGCTACAGCACGGCTCCGAACCGGCTGCACGAGGCGGTCGTGCGGCAGGTCGCCTACGCCTGGAGCGTCCAGAAGAGCGGCGGCCGGAAGACCGCGAGCGCCGGTAACGCCCGTTCCAGCCTCGGCGAGCTGCCGCCCATCCGGAAGGACGTCAAGCAGCTCCTCGGCGACTTCCGTCAGCCCGAGTTTTGGCTCGGCGGGTAGCATGGCTGAGGCCGAACCCCTCGACCGCTGGGCCGACCGTATCCGAGAGCTGGGGGCTGCCGAGTTTTCCCGGCGCCTGAGAGCCCGTCTCGCGGCGCTTTCGCTCCAGCTCGCTTCGGTAGCCAAGCGGAACGCTACGACGGCTCCTAAGGTGCGTTCCGGCCGCCTGCGGGCGTCCATCAGGTCGTCCGTCGTGGATGATGCCGGGATGCCGACCGTCCTACTCCAAGCTGGCGGGTCCGCGGGCGGTCGCGGTGAGGTCGTCTACGCGCCCCTACAGGAGTTCGGCGGCACGGTCCGGCCGAGGGTCGCCGACTTCCTCCGCATCCCCCTCGGCCCGAGCCTGACCGACTCGGGTGACGAGCGGTTCGGCGGGTCCCTCCGCAGCTACTCGGGCGAGGGGTTCTACGTCTTCCAGGGCAGCAGCGGCGGCCTGTTCATCGGCAAGAGCGGCGACGAGGTCGCGCCGGGCGTACCTCGTGCGTGGTACAAGCTCGTGAAGGAGGTCACCGTGCCTCGCACCCTGTTCCTCGGGCGCGCCATGGACGAGGTCGCCGGCAAGCTGGAGCCGGAGCTGGCCGACCTCTTCCGCGTCGCGCTCGCCTCCGACCGCCGAGAGGACTGATGGCAGCCAAGCTCGTCGACATCTGGGACACGCTCGTCACCCAGCTCCAGCTCATCAACGGCTCGGGCGTCTACACGCACGACCTCTCGGGCTCGTCGCCGACGCGCGTCGGTCGCGTTCGGCTCTCCTCGCCTCCGGTCGAGCCGCCCTTCGCGGTCGTCGTCCTCGACGAGGTCCCGAGCCGCCACGACGTGGTCCTCGGGAAGTACCGGCGCGACCTCGTCTTCACCATCGTCGGCTGGGCGCAGTCCGCGGGCGACTCCGACGAGCTACGGCAGGAGGCGGCCTGCAACATGCTCGACGACATCCTGCGCGCCGTCGAGTCGGACCGGACCCTCGGCGGCGAGGTCTACGACGTGCTGTGCCACGGCCGCAGCTTCGTCGCCTCCGAGCCCGAGACCGGCGCCCTGTACGGGGTTGCGGTCGTCCGCGCGGAGGCCTACCTTCGTGTCTCCTCGGGAGCCTGACCATGTGGCACGCAGCAGACGGTAGCGACCGCTGGAGGATGCGAATCCCCCTGACGGTGGACCACCTCTCGGGGTCGAACACCGAGTGCAACGTCGACCTCTCGGGGCTCGATGACTTCTTCTGGGACAACGTCGCCGCGGACGGGTACGACCTCCGAGTCACCGACAGCGACGGCGTCACGGCGGCGGTGCTGCAGCGGAACAGCTTCAACAAGGTCACGCGGGTCGGCGACCTCGACATCAAGACCTACACGGTCGAGGCCGGGTCGCTCATCCAGCTGTGGCTGTACTTCAACCATAGCGGCTCGCCGAGCGACGGTAGCACGACCTTCACGCCGGGCACGCAGGACACCGCCTACGGCGTCGGCGCCATCTTCAACCGGGGCAACTTCGTCCGCTACCGGCAGCAGCGCCGAGGGGCCTCGAAGCCTCGCGACATCGTCGTCAAGGGCTCGGGCGAGACGACTCGCATCATCTGGGACTTCACGAAGGCTCTCGCGCGCTTCCGTGAGCCGACCAATGACAGCCTCTTGTTCGAGGAGCTGACCTACGCCAAGTTCGACGTGCTCCTCGCGACCGTCGACCAGACGGCGCTCAAGACCGAGGCCGACACGCGCTTCTTCCACCCGGCGACGGTCGTGACGACCGTCAAGGCGGGTAGCAGTGGCACTGACTACACCCCTTCCCTTACAGTGGGGACCAGCGACGGGCGCGTGCTCAACGCGCGCTGCCTGTTGAAGGTCCAAGACGTCGACGAGACGTAGGAGAGAGCGATGACCCTCGGATACAGCGGACGCGGCACTGCCTTCGGCATGGCGATGGAGTCCACCTACGGCACAGCGGTCAGCCGAACCGACTGGATGGAGGCGGTCTCCGAGTCGCTCAAGCGCTCGGTGCAGCGACCGTTCCGACCGAACCTCGTCAGCGCCGCGGGCGCAGGCGGGATGCAGGAAGAGGTCTTCCTCGCCGCCGACGACTACGGCGGCGGGCTGGAGTGCGAGGCGGTCTACAACGCCGTCTGCTTCGGCCACATGCTCTACGCGGCCTTCGGCGCCGTCGCGACGACCGGCGCCGGACCCTACGCGCACACCGCGACGCTCGGGACTACCCTGCCTAGCGCGACCATCGAGACCCTCCGCGGCGACGGTACGGCCGAGGTCGGCGAGGGCATGAAGTGCTCGACCTTCGAGCTGTCGATGAGCCCCGAGGACATCGTGCGGGTCCGGACCGAGTGGGTCGGCGAGACCTCCGGCGGTCGCGAGTCGCAGGGCTCGCCGACCTACACCTCGTCCGCCGCGCCGATGCTCTACTCGCAGGCGGGCGTCTTCGCGTGGAACAGCGTCAACTACGCCAAGGTGACGAGCCTCTCGTGGAAGCTCGACAACAAGCTGGAGCGCCGTCGCTACCTCGGGTCGGCCTTCACGACCGAGCCCGACTTCGGCGGCTGGCGCGAGGGCATCATCACCCTCGGCCTGCACTGGGACCAAGACACCTTCGTCGCCGGCATGACCGCGGGCACGTCCAGCGACGGCACCATCACGTTGACGGGCGCTGGCAACAACAGCCTCGCGCTGACCGGCTACAACTGCATCGTCGACGACGCCAGCGACCCCATCAGCGGACCGGGCGTCGTGACCCAGACCGTCCGCCTCCGGTGCCGCGGCGATAGCACCAACAAGGGGATGCAGGCGGTCCTCAACAACGATGTCGCCGGAGGCTCCTACGACTGGTAGGAGCTGCCCGAGCCTCTCGGACACCTATCCATCCGCCCTACCCCGACCGAGGGCTTTAAGCGGTCGCGCAAAGTCAGACAGGAGACCGTCCCATGTCCTCGCCCGAGAACGGCGCGCCAGCGGCGCCGAACCCCCTCGCCGCCCTCCTCGCACCACGCGCTACCGCCGAGGTCGAGGGGTCCGAGCTTCACTGGCGCGTTCGTGTCCTCTCGCCGGTCGAGGCCGCCGAGCTGGAGGCCGGGCTGGCGATGCTTCGCGCCGCCGCCGAGCCGGGCGACTCCCCGGCGGACGCCGTCGGAAAGATGGACCCCAAGTCGCAGGTCCACCTCGTCGCGCACCTCGAAGCGGTCGCGTGCGCGGCCTGCCTCGAAGGCTCGAAGAGCGGCAAGAGCTGGCACCCCATCCGGCTCGTCCGGACCTTCGAGGAGCAGGCTCCAGAGGCGAGCCCGCCGCGCATCTACGTCGGGACCATCCCGCCGAAGGACTTGATGCTGATGAGCTTCGCCGCGACCCGTGGCTACAGGGAGGCGAAGGCGGCGAGTGCCGGGTTTCGTCCGGAGGCCGCTCCTACTTCGGGGGATTGACGCCGTAGCCCGTCGCTACGGGCGCCAGCCGGCCGAGGTCCTCGGCTACCCCGAGGGGCTCGACCTCGTCGCTCGGGACTGGTACACGCTCATCCTGTCGTGGGCGACGACCGCCGCCGCCGACAAGCAGCTGCGCCACTTCCTCCTCGCGGCGAACAACCGCGGCGAGCTGGTCGTGCCGACGCTGCCAGTTACGAGCTGGCCGAGGTAAGGTGCGCGCATGGCCAACCCTGTTGTCGAGTACATCCTACGCCTCCGAGATGAAGCGAGCCCGGCCCTCGAAGACACCGCGCAGGCCGCCGAGAAGACCACCGACGCTGGTGACAAGACCTCGGTGAGCTTCGCGGGGCTCGCGACCGCGGGCGCCACCCTCGCCGCCGGCCTCGCGGGCGCCACGGCAGGGTTCTTCGCCTTCCAGCAGTCGGTGGCCGACGCCCGCAACGACCTGACCGACATGAGCACGCGGACGGGCGTGGCCGCCGAGACCCTCGCAGGCCTCAAGCTCGCCGCCGAGGGGTCGGGGCTCTCGCTCCGGTCCGTCGAGGGCGTGCTCGCGCAGTACCCGAAGCGGATGGCCGACGCGGCACGCGGCACGGGTGAGGCGAGCCTCGCGCTCAACGCGCTCTTCAACGAAGCCGAGGCGATGAAGGTCGCCGCGATGGAGACCGACGAGAGCCTCAAGCTGCTCGTGGCGCGCATCGGCGAGGTCGAGAGCCCGAGCGAGCGCGCCGCCCTCGCGACGCAGGTCTGGGGCCGGCAGGGTACGAAGCTCCTCCAAGCGCTCGGCGACGGCAAGGCGCTCGACAAGTACATCCAGCAGGCGAAGCTCTTCGGCGTCGACGTCGGACCGGAGGCAGCGAAGGCCGCCGCGGACTGGCAGCGTCAGGTCGCCGCGCTCAAGAACATCGTCAGCGGGTTCGCCGACGAGTTCGGTGCGGTGTTCGGTGCGAACGGGGGCGCCGCCGCCGCGCTGGAGACCTTCAACTTTGCGCTCATCTACACCAAGACGCTCGTCTCGGAGTGGGTCGTCGGGACCTACGAGCAGTTCGCGACGCTGTGGGACTCGGTCACGCTCCTCTTCGAGGGCGATTTCGCGGGCTCCAAGGCTGCGTTCGGCCGCATCGAGAGCGACACGGACGTCATCGAGCGCGCCTCGGCCGAGGCCTTCGAGGCGGCCTCGACCTTCCAGATGCTCTCCGACGCTACGGTGGGCGTCGGCGACGTCGCCGAGGCGACCTCCTCGACCTTCGTCAACAGCTTCACGCCCGCGGTCGTCGAAGCTGCCGAGGCGGTCGAGGAGCTGGCGAACACCTACGCCGAGGACCTCCTCGCAGCGCAGCAAGACTACGGCGTGGCGGTCGTCGAGTGGTCGATGACGACCAGCGAGGGGCTGCGCGAGGCGCGCGAGGAGGCCGCCGCGCTCGCCGAGGAGATGCGAGCGGCGAGCCTCAGCGCGGTCCAGGGGTCCATCGGCGTCGCCGGCAGTCTGGTCGGTGGTGACGGGCTCGGCGCTCTCGCGGGTGTGTCCGCCATGGCCGGAGTCGCGGCGCCCATCGTTGGCGCCATCACGAGCGGCCTAGACATGCTGGCCTCGCTGGGTGAGCAGGGCGTCGGCGACGTCATCCAGGGCTTGGAGTCGCAGGCTCGCGACATCGTCGCCGGCTTCGCTGAGGTTGGCGACCTCGCCATAGGGCTCTCGGACTCCTTCGACCAGATGCTACCCGTGCTCGTGAAGCAGCTTGTAGCCGCCCTTCCATCGGTGCTCTGGAGCCTTGTCGAGGCCGCCTACCAGCTAATCTGGAGCCTCTTCGTCGAGCTGCCCTTCATCTTCACCGCGGCGGTCGTCAACGGCGCGGTGTCTTGGTGGGAGTCGGCCAAGCCCGAGTGGTGGGGCAAGCCCTGGCCGGAGGCCGTGGATGCCATCAAGCAGGCAATGAAGGACTGGTGGGACAGCATCGTCGACACGGTGCGTGACTGGTTCACCATCGGCGACGGGAAGGCCAACAACACATCGCACGAGGCCACCCAGTTCATCCACAACCTCCAGTCGCAGATGGGGCAGTTCGCGGACGGCGGGTACAACCCGCGCACGCAGCTCGCGCTCCTGCATCAGGGCGAACGGGTCGTCCAGCGTAACGGCGCTCTCTCGGGCGGTGCTCGGCGCAACCTCGCCCTCGGCGGCGGCGGCGGCGGCGGTCTGAGCGTCAACATCACGACGGCGGTCCTCGACAACGACGCCATCCCGGCGCTCGTCCGAGCCATCGAGCGCGTGTATGGCGACTACGGGCGAGGCACCTCGCCGCTGTTCGGAGGTGCGTGATGGCGAACCCGTCTTTCTGGTACTACCCGGCGGACGGCGGCGGGCTCGTCGAGGTCCAGCTACCCCGCCCGCTCTCCGAGCGGACGGTCACGCCCCTTCGAGACCGGCGCTCGGGCTGGACGGGCTCGGGCTCGATGAAGAGCGCGGTCAACTCGGGGCGTCTTCGGGTCTCGCTCTCGATGGGCCCCTTCAACGACACGGGCGTGTACGTCGACCTCGTCTGGCAGCTACGCACCATGATGAGCCATCTGGAGCGCGGCCAGCCGGTCAGCTTCGCGGTCGACCGCGACAAGGCGGTCTGCGCCAACCTCTACACCTACGGCACCGGCAACGTCGCCATCGGGCACGACGTCTCGCCCTTCCCGGCCTCCTACAACACCTCGGCGGCGCTCGCCGATGACGACGTTGTCTGCATCGAGAGCCCGAACCCCGAAGGGCATCGCGAGTACCACAAGCTGACGGGCTACAGCTCCTCGACCGGGACCGGCTCCATCGCAGGCATCGCGGGCGAGAGCATCTACTACAGCTACACCGAGACCCCCGTGCTCATCCGGCACGTCGACTTCTGGCCGGTCCTCGTCCTGCCGCCGGACCAGCTCGGGCGAGACATCTGCGTAGGCGACCACGACCAGACGTTCACCCTCGACGTGACGCTGGAGCAGGACATCGGCGGGCAGTTCGCGCTCTTCGCCTCGGACTCGGCTGACGCTGCCACCGGCATCGGTCCGCCGGTCCGCCTCGGGAAGCTGGCGCCGGGTGTCGGCGTCTCGCTCGCGAGCGGCTACAGCTTGCAGGAAGCCATCGCCGAGAGAGTCGGCGGCGGCATCAGCGGTCCTGCGAGTCACACCAACGTCTACCCCGGCGCCTGACGTGGGCTGGTCCTCCGACTTCCTCGACGAGCTGTCCCGGCGGACGGTCTCGCCCAAGTGGCGTCTCGACTTCGTTGCCGACTGGCACGACAAGCTCTCGGCGACCTACAGCTGCGGCTCGCACTCGACCCCGGTCAAGCTCGGGGCCAGCATCCGGGTAGGCGGCGAGCGCCTGACCCCCGGGTCGTGGCGCTACACGGCCGGCCAGTGGTCCGTCGAGCTTGTCGGCGACCTCTCGGACCTCTTCGAGGCGGGCATCGAGCGCGGGCACTACGCCGTGCTGTCCTGCGGGTTCGCGGGCTGGGCCGAGGAGGACTTCGAGCCCGTCGCCCTCGGGGCGCTCCGGAGCATCAACGGCGTCGCCCCGAGCTACGTCGCGGTTTTCGACTCGCTCTTCGCTCACTGGTCGACGCGGCACGACACCTCGTCGAGCAACATGGCGCTCTTCGACGTGCTCGACCTCGACGACGCTGCGAGGACCCGGAACAGCACGAGCGTGACCGCCGACTACACCGCGGGCGACGGCGGCACGCTGACGGTGACCTCGACGACCTCCAAGGGGTTCGAGGTCGGCGACAGCAAGGGCGCCGTCGAGCTGGAGGACACGACGCAGGGGGACGCCTTCTACGCGACCTTCACGGGCGTGACGGCGACGACACTGACCGGTCTCTCGACCGGCGACATCCTCCTGACGACCCAGACCGACCTCCTCGCGGCGACGCCCGCGAAGGCCTACCCCTGCGCCTACCTCGACGGGCACCCGTTCGACTTCGCTCGGCAGGTCCTCGTCTCGACCGGCGACGCGACCAACGGCGACCACGACGTGCTGCCCGAGACGTGGGGATTCGCCGCCCTCGACGACTGGCTCGACCACGACGACATCGACGCTTGGAAGGACGTCGTGGGCAACAAGAGCGGTACGGACCACGACTGGGCGGTGGTCGTCGAGGAGGGCAAGACCGCCGCCATCAGCTGGTTGCAGACCCTCCTCGCCGAGGCCGGCATCTGGCTCGTCGGTCGGCAGGGGCAGGTCTCCATCCGGGCGGCGCAGAACCCCGACGCGACCGACGCGAACCGCTACGAAGACGCGCTGCACTCGGGTGTCGCCATCACCGACGACGACATCGAGGAGGTGCTCGACCATCACCACTGGTCGACCGAGGTCGCGGTCGAGAGCACGCAGTGCGTCGTCTGGTACGTCCACGGCGACAGCTCTCCGAGCGCGCCGGACTCGGTGTCGGTCGCCGACACCTACACCTCGACCCTCCCGGCTCGGACTAGCGCCGAGCACGACCTCACGGCGTGGGTCTTCCAGTCGAGCGACAACCCCGCGAAGGACGTCGCCTACCGGTGCTACACCTGGGAGTGCCGCGTGCCCGAGTACGTCAAGGTGCGCTGCCGGGGTCTGCGGCTCGCTCAGCTGGTCGCGGGCGACCTCGCGACCCTCTCGACCTCTCGCCTCCGTGGACGTCTTGAGCAGACTGTGGCAGGCTTCTCCGAGGTCGACGTCATGGTCATCGGGAAGCAGGAGGGTTGGATGGACTCCGAGGTCGTGCTGGAGCTGATGGTGCCGGCGCTCAAGACGGCGACGTGATGCGCCCCCCGAGCTACGCCGACGTGCGAGACCACCTTCTCGGGAAGGGCTACCGGGTCTTCGACCGTCGGCCCTTCGACCTGACCCTGTTCGGCATCCGGTCGCCCGAGCGTCGCGCGGGCGCGTGGGACGACCGCATCGGGGCGCTCTTCAACACCCCGAACGGGCAGCGCTGGTGCCTCTCGTGGGAGGGCACGACCGACCCGGGGCTGACGTGGCTACACCAGCCGATGGTCGAGGGCGGCACCGCCGTCATGCTGACCGGCCAGCACCGAGGGGTCTGGAAGCTCGGGAAGCATCGGGGCGTTTACCCGGCGCTCGTGCAAGCCTCGGCGGCGCCCTTCGTCCGCGACCCCGACCGGGACAGCGAGGTGGACATCAACCCGCTCGCCGCCGAGAAGGGCGTCATCGGGCTCAACCTCCACCGTGCCGACGACGACGACGCCGCCGCCAGCGTCGGCCCGTGGTCCGCCGGCTGTCAGGTCGTCCGCCTCCCCTGGGACTTCGCGCAGCTGATGTGGCTCGTCGGGCAGCAGAAGGCGCACGGCAACGGCGACCGGTTCAGCTACGCGCTCGTCGACGACTGGCGGGCGTAGGCACCGCCCTCGGGCGCGTGCTACCTTCGGCCGGACAGGAGGACCCCGTCATGCCCGACCTGACTCCCGGCCACCCGACCCGCTCGCCCTTCCCGCCGCCGAGCGGCAAGCCGCGCAAGCGCCTCGACCTCTCGGGGTTCTGGGATGCCGTCGACCGCGCGCTCGGGTTCGCCGACGTCTTTTTCGAGTCGGACGACATCGAGGAGCGCCGGCAGTGGGTCGCCGTGACCATCGCGGGCGCCTTCGACCTGCCCTTCCTGCCCGAGGCCGCCGAGGTCGCGGTCGTGCGCCTGCTCATCGACCTCGCCGACGAGCTGCGGGACCGCGGGTAGACCGTGCCCGAATGGCTCGCCACGCTGGCGCGCTCGAAGGTCGCGCGCTGGACGATGCTCTCGCTTCTCGTCGTCGTCGTCGTCGGCGGGCTCGGGCTCGCAGCGGTGACCGCCTTCGCCGGAGGCTCGGCGAGCGTCGGCGAGTGGTTCGACGTCGACTACAAGCCTGAGTGCGCCTGCGACTGCGAGGACCTCGTCGAGGTCCAGCGTCAGGTGCCCGGCCTCGCCATCGAGCTAGGGAAGCAGGCCGCCTGCTGCGCCGCCGCCTCGGCCTCGCCATGACCCGCGAGGCGTGGGAGGTCGTCTGGTGGGGCTCGCTGACCCTCCTCTCGCTCGGGCTCGGGCTCGTCGGCGTGCTCTACCTCCGGCTCGCAGCCGGCCGGCAGACCGCGGCGCGGCGTCTCCGGACGTGGTGGACCGGCGCGCTCGCCGCGGTCATCGGCGTCGTCGTCGGGATGGCAGCCATCAGCCCGTGGCTCCAGCACGCGCCCCACGGTCCGGCCGCCCTCGGCTGCACCGGGCTCGGCGGGCTCGCCGCCCTCGGGCGCTTCCTACAGGTCTGGCGCGATGAGCAGCAGTAGCCCCCTCGACATCCTCGTCGGCGTCCTGACGGACCTTGGGACGGGGCTCGGCGAGGCTCGGGTAGAGGGCGCCGAGCAGCGGCGCGCCCTCCGCGACCTCCTGCTGTCGAAGCTGGAGACCATGCGCGCCGAGCACCGCGCCGACTTCGACGCCACGGCGACGCGCCTCGACCGGGTCGAGAGGACCGTTCACGAGCGCGGCGTCCAGCTGGGTCGGGTCGTCGCAGCCGTTGAGCGCATCGCCGCGGTCGAGGAGCGCGCCGAGCGCCGCGCCGAGGCTGCCGAGGAGGCCCGTGCGGCGCTCGTCCTCGCTGGGGTCGAGGGCGACTACGAAGCTGAGCGGCTCAGGATGGAGGCGCGGCGAGAGGTGTCCAACGGGCGGCAAGAATGGCTCGTCCGCTTCTGGAGGGCGCCGGGCGTACAGGTGGCTGTGGGGGTCTTCATCGCGGCGGTCCTAGGATGGGTCGCCTCGCGTCTCGGAGTAGCGCCATGAGCGGTCCCGTCATCGACCCCTGCAAGACCTGCGCGAAGCCATGCCCCGAGAGGAGCCGAACCGAGGAGCGGGTCAAGCGCTGTCGGGAGCTGCTTGCCCTCGACCCTGTCGAGCTTGAGGAAGCGCTCGCAGGCGCTGAGGGCATCCTCGCCGACCTTCAAGGGAAGGTTCGGCGGCTCGCTCTCATACCAGCGGCGTAAAGCACGGTGAGAGCTAGGCGCCTACCGGAGGCGCCCCGAGAGTCGGTCGGCACGCCCGTCGAGGTTTGCGCGGTAGCGTAAATGAGGTTTTGTAGTACAGAATACCAGAAAACCTTGGACAGTCAGTATTAGGCCCCTTATACTCATGGTGTAAGGAGCAACGACATGACCCGCCTCGCCGACACCGCCGCCGACCTCGCCAACCTCGCCGGCTTCCGCGCCGACCGCGCCGACTGGGCCGTCTACGCCGAGGGCACCACCTACGGCATGAAGGGCGGACGCTTCGAGCTTTGCAGCTGCCGCGTCTGCGGCGGCGACTACCTCCGCGCCATGGGCGTCCGGGGTCGGGTCCGCGAGTACTGCTCCAACGACTGCAAGGACCTCCAGGGTCGCATCAACTCCCTCCGCGACCTCGTCGACCGCGTCGCCGACCGCGCCGAGGCCGCTGCCGAGAAGAACGGTCGCGCCGCCGCCGACTCCAAGCTCACCATCCTCAAGTCCGACCTGCTCGCCCTCGCCTCGCACAGCGCGATGCAGTCGGCCTCCGGCCGCCGCGCCGCCGCCAAGGCGAAGGCTCGCCGCGCCGCCGCCGCCGCCGCCGCCGCCAAGTAGACCGACCCACCCCACCCGTACCGACAGGACCCCGCCATGACCTACCGCCGCCGCGACCCGAACATCACCACCGTCACCCTCCGCGGCGAGACCCCGCGAGGCGTCGATAAGAGCCTGACCTACCCGCTTCGCCGTACCGCTGAAGACGGTCGGCTCTTCCTCTACACCCGAACCGGTCTCGCGGTCTTCGACCCCGCGACGGGCGTGCTCAGGGGCAAGCGGCGCATCCTCGTCCACGCGCACGTCGAGTCGGTTTAATACGGAAAGTAATAGACAGCCCTCTGCGCATCCCTTACGCTCAGAGCGTCAACCCAACGGAGCGACACCATGAGCCTCTTCAACATCGCCCTCGACGCCCACAACCCCACCCTCGGCCACGCAGCGAACGCCCAAGGCATCGCCGACGCCATCGTCAAGGCCTACCCGGCGACAAACGCGGCCTACGCGCTCAGCTACGCCAAGCGCTTCCTCGCCGTCCTGTAGACCTCGACCCATCGGCGCCGCTCCGGTGGCGCCCTCGGGCCGGGACCTACCTCGGACACGACAGGAGCAAGACCATGACCCTCGACCTCGCCACCATCTTCACCTACCTCGCCCTCGCCGAGTCGACCGGCCGGAAGCTCTCGCGCGCCGAGCAGCGCTCGGTGGCGACCGTCCTCGCCCTCCGCGCCGCCGGCCCGGTCGACCGCGCAGGCTTCGAGCGCGTGACCGGGCAGACCTCGCACCGCCGCATGAACCCCGGCGCGTGGACCTTCGGCGGCGAGGACGGCGCGCTGCCGCAGCCCTCCGACTGGAACCCCATCGCCAAGGCGGCCCTCCGCATCGGCTGGTGGGGCCGGCTCGTCGACGGCACGCTGGAGCTGTACGACCACCCGCAACCCGAGGCCGGTCGCGAGCTGATGAAGGCCCAGCGCGCCCGCTACAATGAGCGCAAGCAGGTCCGGCGCGACGTCGCCGAGCGGCGCGAGGAGCAGCGCGTGGCGGACATCGCCGCCCTCCGCGCGACGCTGGAGGCCGAGCTGGACGCGATGGACTTCGAGCTGCCGCCCATCCCGACCGAGGACACGGAGGAGCCCGAGACCCCCGAGGACGTCGAGCACCGCCACGAGAGCGGCGCTGCGGACCACGAGGCCGAGGTTCACGCGGCCTTCTTCGCTACGCTCTTCGGGCGCCTCGCCGAGGAGGGCACCGACGTCGCGAGCCTACTCGACGCGCACACAGCGGAGGTCGAGAGCTGGAAGGGTTCGGCGCTCCGTGACGAGCTGCGCCGCCTCGGCCTGCCCGTCTCCGGGCGCGTCGCCGAGCTGCGTTCCCGCATCTTCCTCGGCTGGACCGAGGGCGCGAACCTCCGGCAGCAGGTCCTCGCCGAGTCCGGCGCGTGGCCGGCGGCCTTCCTCGACCTCGCCGAGCTGCGGACCCTCGCCCGCGGCGAGGTGTAGGAAGGGCCGCGGAGGGCGTGGGCGGCACCCTCTCGCCGCCCGCGTCTTCTCCAGCCCGGCCTACGCCGGTCGTAGTAGAGTCAACCAGCCACACAGGAGCCTACAGCCATGACCCCTCGCCCCGACCCTCGCGACGTCCTCGCCATCCTCTTCCTCGGCGCGACGACCGTCGCCGCCCTCGCCCTCGCCGCCGCCCTCGAAGGTAGCTGGACGGTGCTGCCGTGACCGACGATGGCTACCTGCCGCTGAGCCCGGCCACCTTCGCCGCCCTCCGCGGGCACCTCCCCAAGCCCCTCCCCTACTGCCACCTCTGCGGGCAGGACCTCGACGGCTGCATCTGCCCGGTCGAGGCGCTCGCCGAGCCTCGCTGCACCGAGTGCTTGGAGACCATCGACGACCTCGGAGACTGCCGCTGCAACCTCCCGGTGCCGCCACCCGTGGTGCCCCGGTTCGACGGCATCCCCTTCTGAGCGAGCAAGGCCTGCGGCGTCGTCGTCGTCGGCCTTCCCCGCACCGAAGCGGACACGACAGGAGCAAGACCATGGACATTACCCGCCCCGAGGCCGACCACGTCGACATCGACACCTACGTCGACAAGCTCGAAGCCTTCGCCGAGGCCGAGGACCTGCACCGCGACGCCCTCGCCGCCATCGAGGCGGACCGGGGGACCTACGTCGAACGGTACGGCGCCGAGGTCCGGAAGCAGGCGGCAGCCATCTTCGCCGCGCTCGACACGGATGGCGGGCAGGCGCTCCTCGCTCTCCTCGCCCCCTCGAAGCGCGACGCGCTGCGCCGGCTCTTCGGCGAGCCGTCTCGGCAGCTGGCGCTGGTGCCTGTGCCCTCGCCCGAGGTCGAACCCGAGCCCGAGGCCGAGGAGCCCGAGCGGCAGGGTTTGCGCGACCGCGTATACGCTCCCAAGCGCACGGTCGTGACCTACTCGCTCGCCGACCGGCCGACCCGTCCGCGGGCCTCGACGGGCCAGCCGGAGCGCTTTTACCGGTCGCGGGCCTACCGCCAGTTCTGCGACACCGTGGGGCTCGGGACGCCCGACACCTTCACGACGAAGGCCGGCCGGGTCCGCAAGGCCTGCTGGCTCTCGCAGGCCGAGGTCGAGCTGTGCCGCGAGTGGCTCGACGCCCGCTACCGGGCGAGCGGCACGCCGTAGGCCGAGGGCTCCCAGCGCAACTTTCTGCACGGGCGGTGCGATTCTTCCTTTACAGGTCGGGTCGCGCCGCCTAATACTGTCAGCGTAAGGAGCAAGAACATGACCACCGCAACCCTCGCCCGCCTCGCCCGCCTCGACGCCCGATACTCCGAGGTCTACTTCAAGGCCGATGAGCGGACCGCCTACGTTTGCACCGTCTCCACCACCGACGAGACCGGTCGTCGGGTGCCCCGCTCGCCTGAGCGCGTCATCGCCACCTATCGCTACAACATGCGGACGGTGTCGGAGACAGGTGCGGTCACCGACCCGACCGACGTCGACGTCTTCGAGGCTCTCGCCTTCGCGCAGGCCTACCTCTACGCGGCTCGTGCCAGCGAGCTGTCGATGTACCTCTACGGAGCAGGCCGCCCGCAGGCGAAGAGCTGGAAGCGCGCCGACTACCGCGCCATCAAGGCGGCGGTCGACTACCTCCGCGCCGACCTCGACGCCGAGCGCAAGCGGCTCCGTCGCGAAGCTGACCGCATCTGGACCGCCTTGAAGAAGGCCTCGGCGTAGACCTCGACGGCTCGCCGCCCCTCCGGGGGTAGCGAGCCGCCGGGACCTACCTCGGAACAGGAGCAAGACCATGACCGCCCTCGCCCCCAACACCACGACCTCCGGCGCACCCCACGCGCTCACCCTCGGCGACCGGGTCCGCGCGACCTACGCCATGCGCGGCGCCTCGCCGGCCATCCGGCGCAACGCGCTGACGCCCTCCGGCCACGACCTCTCGGCCGGTGCCAAGGTCGACCCGACCTGCTGGGCGCCCCTCGCGCTGGAGCAGGTCCGTGACGACATCCGGACGCGCCTCGCCGACGACGAGCCGACCGACGTCATCCGTAGCCTCCAGACGTGGCACGTCGACTTCCGCGGGCACGAGGAGCTGCCGGCCGGTCGGCTCGCCGGTCGCTACATGACCTCGAAGGGGTTCAGCGAGCCCGTCGCCTTCACGCGGCGCGCCCTCCGGCAGTTCTGCGGCGACGTCCTGCCCGGTCGCGGGCTCGGCTTCCTCGACGCGCTGACGCGCATCCCGGCGCACGCCAAGGGCGGCCCCAGCGGCGCGATGCTCGCGACCATGAACCTCGCCACCTTCGTTCGCGCCGCCGACGACCTCCGTGCCCGCAACGTCCGTCTCTACCGGCGCGACCTCGGCGACGGTCGCGCCGGGCTCGTCGCCCGCGCGGTGGTCTCCGAGAGCTACGTCACGTACAGCGACTTGGAGCTGGTCGAGGCGCTCCTGTCCGAGCCGTCGATGGCACAGCTGCCGGTCCTCGCCTACACGTCGACCGACTCCGGACTGCGCCTCCGCATGGCGATGGAGCCGATGAGCGGTGCCCCCGAGGTCGGCAAGCCCATCCAGATGCTGGAGGCGTGGAACAGCGAGGTCGGCGAGACCGCCGTCACGCTCAAGGGCGGGCTGTGGACGTTCGTCTGCACGAACGGGCTCGCCGGCTTCGAGCCGGGTCTCGTCCGCCGTTGGAACCACTCGGGCCGGCGCGACCGCATCGCGAAGGGCGTGCCCGAGGCGGTCGACGAGCTGCGGGTTCGCGCCTCCGGCCTCCTCGACCGCTACACCGCGGCCCTCGACGTCGGCATCACCGACGCGATGGCGTGGATGGACGAGATGCTCGCCGACACGCTCTCCGACGAGCGCATCGAGCGCGCCAAGGTCGCGCTGCTCGACGACGCGAACAACGCGGCGCCGATGGGCTCGCTCGCTCGGGTCGTCAACGCAGTGACGTGGACCGCGCAGGCCGAGCCGGACCTGTTCGCCGCCGAGCAGGTCGAGCACGCGGGTGCGAAGCTCATCGCCCGCGGCCTCCAGCAGGCCCGGAACGGCGTCATCCGGGTCGCCGAGGCGTAGGACCCGAGCCCGAGCGCCGGGCAGGTCACACAGCAGCGAGGGCGGCTCCGAGAGGGGTCGCCCTCTCGTCGTTCGGGCCTCCGGTCTCCCGGCATCTACGCGGTCGCGCAAAGGTCTGAGCGTGCTACCTTGCGACCGAGCTACCTCGGAGGTCCTGTGCGCCGCTACACCGTGTCTGCCTCGCTCGTGGCGGTCGTCGACGACGACACGAAGCTACCGGCGCCCTCGACCTCCAGCGATGGGGTCGCGGTCGGCGCCGACGCCGAGGAGGTCGTCTGGTACGTCGACCTCAACGACTGGTCGACCGACAGCGGCACCGCCGTCTGCTGGTACTACGACACGGTCGGCGACGTCTGGGTGCCCGGCAAAGAGCTGACGGTCAACGCGACCAACGGTGGCGTCATCGTGCAGAAGTGCCTCGGCGACCGGGTCGACCTCCAGCTCAAGACCATGACCGGGCAGGCCGACGCGGTCCGCTACCGGTTCGGCAAGGTCGTCGACTGATGGCCGGCCCCTTCGACTGCCTCCTGCACGACGGGCTCCTCCTCGCCGACCCTGTCGCCGCCGCGGTAGCCGCCGCCGCCGGGCTGACGTGGACGACCCTCGACCTCGGCGACGGCACCGAGACGGACACGGCCGGCGTCAAGGATGCGAGCAGCGTCCTCGGGAAGACGAGCACGCTCGTCGCCGCCAACGCCCACGGCAACTGGGACGGCGGAGTGGACGGCTACAGCAACCTCACCGAGCTGCTCTCGACCTTCGACACAAGCTACGGCTCGCTCATGCTGTGGCTGACCGGCAACATCGCCGTCACCGGCCCCTCGGCCGGCGCCGCTCATATCGGTCTGATGGTCTCTCCGGACGGCGTACCAGCGAACGGAGAGGGGTACTACAGCGACATCATTATCAACACGTCGAACCAGTTTCGCGCCCGGACGACCGAGCGCATCGGGACCGGCACGACGGCGGCGGTCACGCTCACCGGCACCAAGTTCGACATGCTGATGGTCTGCTCGCTCGGCGCCTCGAAGGTCGAGGAAGCGACCGGGACCACGTGGGGCGACTCTGGCGGTCGAAAGTGCAGCTCCGAGTCGACCGACGCTGGCGGGACGTGGGGGGCGCTCTGGGGCGGCCTCCAGATGGGGCAGGACGGCTCCTCCCCCGGGACGGTGACCTTCAGCGGCCTCCAGCTGGCGTGGACCGGCCTCCAGCGTCCGGCGTTCGGGTAGCCCCGAGAAAAGGGCTCGACGCCTTACGCGGATAGCGCTAAGCTCCTCCCACGGTCAGCGTAGACCGGACAGGAGCAACCCCATGATGAAGAAGACCCACGCGGTCGCCGAGCTTCGCAGGCTCGCCGACCTCCTCGAAGCCCTCGACCTCTCGCCCTTCGAGGAGGAGGGACCCTACAAGGGCGCCCTCGCCTCGGCGTCGGTGAGCTACGACATCGGCGCTCCCGACGAGCACTGGAGCAAGGTCGGCCTCGGCTACTGCCCGCAGGTTCACGTCTCCACGGCGACCTTCCTCGCGGTCGTCGGCGAGGCTGTCGAGGTCAAGGCCTACGGCTTCGACTACCGCGCTCGCACCTGCTACCTCCGCGCCATCGTCGACGGCACCATCTGGTCGTGCAGCGCCGACGTCGACGTGGTCGGCCTCGGGCACATGATGCCGACCGCCGAGGCCGGTCTCGTCGTCAAGGTCGAGGTGCCCCGTGGCTGACCTCGACGCCATCGAGAGCTGCGGCATCTATGGCGCTCTCGCCGACGTGATGGCGCGCGTCGGCTACGTCTACAAGTCGGGGCAGACGACCTTCGGCGACCGGTACACCTACGCGGGCGAGGCCGACCTCATCCGTGCCCTCCGGCCCGCGATGGTGCAGGCTGGCGTCATCGGTCCGGCGCCTCGGGTCCTCTCCTCCGAGGTCGTCGAGCACGCCCCGACCCGCAAGGGCGCGCGGCAGTTTCGGGCCGAGGTCCTCGTCGAGTACGTCTTCGCGCACCGAGACGGCTCGACCTTCTCCGTGACGGTCGCCGGCTGCGGGGTCGACACGGGCGACAAGGTCGTGTCGAAGGCGATGACGAACGCCTACAAGTACGCCCTCCGGCAGACCTTCTGCATCGAGACCGGCGACGACCCGGACCGCCAGTCGAGTGCCGCGCAGGAGTCGCCCGCGGAGGCGGCGCACGACCCCGAGTGGGACGAGGACCGCGTGCGGTTCTGCGCCAAGCTGCGCGAGTTCGGGCTCGACTACGACGCCGTCAAGGCGTGGGGGCTCGGGACCCAGCAGGGCAAGCCCTCGACGTGGACGCGCGCCGGTCGCTCGTCCTTCGTCCGCGACCTCATCGCCGGCAAGCACTCCGACCTCTACCAGCCCGAGCCCGGCTCGGCAGGCTGAACCAACCACCCGCCGCCGAAGGGCGGCACCGACAGGAGCACCACCATGGTCAACAAGGTCACCCTCATCGGCAACCTCGGGGCAGACCCCGAGGCTCGGACCGCCGGCAGCGGCACGGTCGTCGCCAACCTCCGGCTCGCGACCTCGCGCCGGGCGAAGGACCGCGACGGCAACTGGAACGACGAGACCGAGTGGCACTCGGTGGTCTGCTTCGGCAAGACCGCCGAGGCGGTCCAGAAGTACTGCCAGAAGGGCAAGCAGCTCTACGTCGAAGGCCGCCTCCAGACCCGGAAGTGGCAGGACAAGGAAGGCCGGGACCGCTGGTCCACCGAGGTCGTCGCGCACGAGGTCAAGTTCCTCGGCGGTCGCGAGGGCGGCGCCGAGGGCGGCTCGACGCGGACCCGTCCGGTCAGCCGGCAGCAGCCCCAGCAGCAGCAGGGCGGCGGCTACCGCGGCGGCTCGGCGGACCCCAACGACATCCAGTTCTGACGGGGGCCGCCTCGGCGGTCGCGAGCTGATGCCGCTCGCCTGATGAGCCCGGCAGGGCGAAACCCCCCGACAGGAGTAACTGTGGACAAGACTGTGGACAGCGCGGCGACCGCCATCGACCGCGACATCATCGACGACCTCGAACAGGTCCGCGACAGTGGCGAGGTCAACATGCTCGACCGCCGAGGCGTGATGCGCGTCGCCAGTGCCCTCGGGCTCTACGGGCTCGTGGTCTGGCTCGACGACTGCACGTCGTCTCGCACCTACACTGACGCCCTCCGACAGATGGGGCCGGCATGACCCCCGTCGCGACCCTGCCCGAGGGCTTCGAGCTGCCCGACCTCGCCGGGCTCATCGCCGAGCGGCTGGAGGCCCCCCAGCGCTTCCTCGGCGAGACCGAGGAGGACGTGGCGACCCGCCTCGGGATGCCCATCGTCCGGCAGCTGACCCGACCCGACTCGGCGCCGGGCGGCTACAAGGCGCTCCGCATGTCGAACCTCGGCAAGTGCGCTCGCTCGCTCGCCTACCGCCTCGCGGGCGTCGCCGGCAAGGGCCGGACCATCGACGCCCGCGCCAAGGTCACCTTCGCGATGGGCGACACCGCCGAGTCGCTCGTGCTCGCCGCGCTCGCCGACGCGCTCTCGATGGGCCTCGGTCCCGAGGGCGCTCGGCTCGGCGGCCTCCGGCAGGAGACCGGGCAGGGCGTCGCCGTCCTCCGGCACCACCTCCCCGGCCTCCGTATGCCGGTCGAGGTCGTCGGCCACCCTGACGGGTTCATCGTCGTGCCCTTCTCGCGAGCCTGCGACGACGGCACGTCGTACCCGACCGAGGTCGCGCTCTTGGTCGAGGTCAAGAGCACGTCGAGCTACGGCTACGACAAGGCTGTCGAGGCGCTGCGCGCCGGACGGTCGCCGTGGGGTCCGAGCGAGACCTACTGGTGGCAGGGGCAGGGCTACCTGCGCGCCCTCGGCGTACCGGCCCTCGGGGTCGTCCTCCTCGGGAAGGACTCGGGCGCCATCACGAGCTGGTGGGAGGTCCCAGACCCGCACTTCGACGACCTGCTGTCCGACCACCTGACGCGCGTCCTCTTCGGCGGCGCGCCCGAGCACGCCCCCCGGATGCTCGGCGACGGCACCCTGCTGGAGCCCGCCGAGCAGGAGGTCTACCGGCGCTCGGGCACCCGCAAGAACGGCACGACCTACACGAAGGGCGAGCCGAAGGGCCGCTCGGGCAAGCTCCCCTGGCAGTGCACCTACTGCGACCACTGGCAGGTCTGCTGGGGCGACGAGGTCGAGAGCCGAGTCGACAAGGACTGGCGAGGTCGGCCGAGCCGCTCGCTTTACTACGTCGGCCAGCGAGGCTGAGACCGGCTGTTCCGGCGACAGAAACAGGCCTGCAAGCTGTCCGAGGGGGTTCACCTAACCCTCGACACCCCTAAGCCCCCTCGGCAGCTTGTAGGCCTATTACGCGGTCGCGCAGACACCTTACGCCGAGCGTCCTACCCCTCGCCGGAGTAGGATGGGCTCGGACCTTTCACCCTCCACCGGAGACTTCCCCATGACCCTCGACAAGTACCGCCGCGAGAAGTCGCTGACGCTCCCGGCTCTCGCCAAGCATCTCGGCCTCCCCTACAACACGACGTGCTCGCTCGTCTACGGGCACCGCCGCCCGAGCATCGAGCGCATCATCATCATCGAGAAGGCGACGAAGGGCGCCGTGAAGCTCACCGACTGGGCGACCGGCTGATGGGCGGCGCCAACTCCAACCGCAAGGGCAAGCGCTTCGAGCGCGAGGTGGTTCGCGCCGCCGAGCGCGCCGGCTTTCGGGCTCGGCGCCTCGCGCCTCTCCAGGCACGCATCGGCAGCGACGTTCCCGACGTCGAGCTGACCGTACACGCCGAGTGCGTCTTCGACGTCGAGTGCAAGGCCTACGCCCGCAAGCCGAACCCCCTCGCGGTCATGCCGCAGGCGGTCGCGCAGGCTCGCCGCGGTCACTACCCGGCGGTCATCTGCACCGAGGTCCGGCCGGGCTGCCCGAGCGACCCGATGGTCACCCTCCGGCTCGACGACTTCCTCGACCTGCTCGGGTACGCTGCCGAGAGCGCGCCGTGACGTGGCACCCCGCTCCCCTCGACCTCGTCCGCGAGGCTGACCGCGAACGCTGGACGCCCGAGCGACCGGCGCCGACGCTCGTCGGCTACCTCGTCGTCTGGGCCGACCTCGCCGAGGGGCGCCGCTGGACGAAACGCAAGCTGTCGAAGCACCTCGGCTGGACCGAGTGGCGAGCCCGCGAGGTCCTCTCTCGGGTCAAGTCCGAGCAGGCCGACTGGACGTCGGAAACGCTCGACGTCGAGCCTGCCGAGGAGGCCTCCCCCGGAAACGACCCACCAACCGGAGTGATTCCAGGGGGTTCGGGCGACGTTCCGCCCATCGCCCGCGCCCGCGCCCGCGAGCGTCTTACCAGTACAAGTACATCTAGAGTTTCTACGTCGACTTCGGCTGTCTGGGAGTCGGTCAACGCCCTCCGAGCCGAGCATGGTCTCACCCGTGCCTTGAAGCTCACGAAGGGCCGCCGGGTCACCCTCGAAGCCCGAGCCCGAGAGCACGGCGCCGAGGCGGTCGTCGAGGTCTGGCGCTGGGCGCTGACCTCGGAGTCGAAGCGAGCGGCCTACCTCCGAGAGGGCGGCTACGTCCGGCCGGAGACCCTCCACCGGGCGAGCAAGTTCGCCAGCTACTCAGACCTCGCAGCCGAAGACGCTGCACGAGCTACGCCGACGTCGGGCGGCGACGCTCTCGACACCTTCCTCGACACCTGACAGGAGCACCACCATGACCTTGCAGATGCGGCGCCTCGCCATCGCGCTCGCCATCACCTTCGCCGCCGGGCTCGCCCTTCTCCTCGGAGGTCCCGATGTCCTCTCCTGACGTCAAGGCCGGCTGGCGTGAGCTGCGCGACGCGGGGCACCGGCTCGGGCGTAGCGTCAACCTCGACGTACTCCTGCGCTCGTGGGTCTCGGCCTTCGAGGGCGTGCCCTCTCGGGCTCTCGCCGCCGCGGTCTCGGCCTACATCGCCGAGTACGACGAGCTGCTGATGCTCGCTCCCGAGCTGCGCCGGTCGGCGGTCTCGGCCGGTCGCCCGTGGCCGGTGCCGGCCTACATCGCTCGGAAGCTCTCGGCCGAGCACTGCCGGAAGCCCCCGACGGAGCGCGACCTGCTCCGCGGTCGCTGGTGGGGTCCGACCGGGTCGGCCGGAGACGCCGAGAGCTGGATGGACTGGTCCGAGCTGGAGGCGATGCGTCGCGTGCACACCGACGCGGGCTGCTACAGCGCGTGGCTTCCCTCGGCTCGGGTCGGCTTCCTCGCCATCCGTGCGGTGTCCGGCTGGCGCCCAGACTGGCCCGACCCGGCGCCGCTCGGCAACGTCGAGCCGGCCGCCTCCTGCGGCATGTGGTGCGCCATCGAGAAGGACCCTGACGGGAAGCCCTTCTGGCCCGAGCAGGTCCGCCTCGACTGGGGGGTCGAGGTCGTGAAGCTGCGCGCCCGCGAGGCGACCTCGGACGCCTACCTTGCCCACCACAACGTGCGCCGCTGGCTGGCGTCGACAGGAGCCTCGACGTGAGCAACCACGACCACCGACCCGAGCTGGACTGCGACTCGCCGCCTCCGGCAGCCGCCTCCGGCCGCGCCTACCGCCTGCGGCTCTTCTTCGTGGGGGACACGCTCTATGCCGCCTCCCCACCTCGGAGCACCGAGGAGCCCGACATCATCGACTACGGCTACCGCTGCGTCGACCTCCACGTCGACGTCCCTGCGGACCTCCTCGCCGCGGACCGCTGGTCGGCGAAGGTGGTGCGCTGATGTGCCTCTTCTGCCGAGGGAAGGGCTGCCCGGCCTGCGTGGCCGCGCTCAAGTCGCCGGTCCGCCGAGGGAAGTACACCGCCGACCTGACGCGCGAGCAGTCGCGCAACGTCTCGAAGAAGCTCCACCCGACCGGCCATCCGGAGCTGGTCGGCGTCGCCGAGACCCGGAAGTGCGGCGGCTGCGGGCTGACCGCCAACGTCGGCGGCCGACTCTACTGCTCGACGCTCTCCTCGGACCTCGGGGCGCTGCTCAAGCACGGCGCCTCGAAGGTCCGCCCGAGCTGGCGAGCCTGCGACCGGTGGCAGGCATGAGGTGCCGCCCTTGGACCTCGGCCGAGCTGACCCGAGCCGTGATGCTCCTCGATGACGGCTTGAGCAAGGTCGACGCGGCGGCGGTCCTCGGTCGCTCGTCGGGCTCGCTCAGGAAGGCTCTCTCACGCAACCGCGCCGAGGCGTGGGCGAGGCTTCGACAGAAGCAGCGTCACAGGGGTGTGTAGCGGCCGGTAGCCCTTGACACGTCCGAGGAGAAGGGCTTACGCTTGTGGCGCTATTACGCGACCGCACAAAGGCGAGGAGGAGCGATGCTGGACGTCGGATACGGAGCGAGGGCGACTCGCCGAGGAGACGCCTGGGTGGTGACCGACCGCCTCTCGGGTGACCTGCTCCTCGTCATGCCTGCGAGCGGCGATGAGGGACAGGACCGCGTGCTCATCCAGAAGAGCTTGCGGCGTGCGGCTCGGGCCTCGCTGATGTGGCTCGCCGCCCAGACGCCCGCGGAGGCGTAGAGGGGCGCGGTGCCTCGACCTCGCCAGCCGAGGCACCGCTACGGCGGACAGGAGCGCGTCGCCGATGGCCGGACGGTAGCAGTGCCCGACACCTCGCGCCAGCCCGACTTGACAGGGTAGGATGGGCGTGCGATACGAACGTCACCCGATGCGTTAGCGCGCTCGGCGTAGACAGGAGCCCGGTCCCGTGGGACGCAAGAGCAGCGACGACGACGTGCGTGAGCGCCTCGACGAGGTCGAGGCCCAGCTACGCACGGGCGTCTGGACGGGGAAGGTGCAGCGCCGGCTCGCCGAGAAGTGGAACGTGCAGCGCCGGCAGGTTCAGCACGACGCTGCGAAGGTCCGCAAGCTGTGGTCGGAAAACCTCGGAAAGGCCGACCGGCAGGCCGAGGCCGCTCGCCTGCTCGAAGAGGTGCGCGCCCTCCGGACCGCGAGCGCGGCGCGAGGGCTGACCGCGGGCGACGCCTCGATGGTGCGCGTCGCCTACCGGCTGCTCGACCTCGAAGCGAACCTGCTCGGGCTCAAGGGTCCCATCGACGTCCGCGTGAGCGTCGCCGAGGCGGACCCGCTCGCCGACGCCCGAGCCGTGCTGGAGGTCTTGCCCGAGGTCGCCGGCATGCTCGGGCTCGACGCCGAGGGCATCATCGACGTCGCCTTCGAGGAGGTCGCGTGACTCCCGACCTCGTCCCTTGCCCGACCTGCTACGCCGTACCCGGCGAGCCGTGCGACCCGAAGTCACTCGGCCGCCACCCCTTCCACGCTCGGAGACTCGCCATGACCGAGGAAGTCCAGAACGCCAACCGCATCGACATCCCGCCGCCGCCCGCAGACTGCGAGGGGCTGTGGCAGGTCATCAGCCTCCAGCCCGGCGCCGTCGACCAGCTGGTGGTCCTCCTCGGCGACGGGTGGGAACCGCTCGTTGCGAACGTCATCGCGCAGGTCTCGGCCGGCACCGGACTGGACCCGCGGCGGCGAGGCCAGCCGAAGGTCGTGCATGGCATCGCGTGGCACCTCCGGCGGCGCTGCCCCGCTGGCACCCCGCCTTCGCAGCTCGTGCTCTCGCTGTGAGTGAGCGCCCGGTCATCGACCACGACTGCCCGACGTGCGACGCTCGGGCCGGCGCGCTGTGCGGGAAGCCCTCGCCCCTCGACGTCTGCGTTTGCGGTCTGACCTGCGAGGAGCACGAGCAGGGCACCCCGGTTGGGCACGCCTGCCGCCGTTTCCTCGTCCCCAAGCCGAGGTCGCCGGTCGCGCTCTCGCACTCGGACCGGCATCGAGGAAGGGCTGACCGTCGCTGGCGCAGGATGGTCCGCTGCTACGACTGCGAGACCCGCGTGCCGATACTCAAGGGCAAGTGGGGCTGGCGTCAGCGCCGCCTCGACCGAGGACCGCGCACGAAGCGCCGAGCCATCTGCGCGGCGTGCATCGCCGCCGAGGAGACCGAAGAGTGACCCCCGACCTCGCCGAGCGAGCGACCTACGAACGCCGAGCCCTACACGACCTCAAGCAGGACCCCGACAACCCGAAGAGCCACCCCGACCGCAACCTGCGCGCCATCCGAGCGAGCCTCGCCGCGCACGGGCAGGTCGCCCCGCTCGTCGTGCAGGCGTCGACGGGCGTCATCATCGCTGGCAACGCGACCGCGCTGTGCATGGCCGCCCTCGGGATGGTCGAGGCCGACGTGGCTGTGGTTGACTGCGACGACGAGGAGCGGCGCCGGCTCGCAGTCCGGCTCAACCGGACGTCGGAGCTGGGCGAGTGGAACACCGACAACCTACGCGCCGCCCTCGACGGCTGGGGCGAGGATGGCTTCGACGCCGAGCTGTGGTCGGCTGATGAGGCCGCCGCGCTCTTCGAGGGGACCGGCGGACCGGGCTCGGGCTCGGGCAGCGGCGAGGACCCCTACAGCCGCAAGGTCAAGGCGCCGGTCTACGAACCGAAGGGCGAGTGCCCCGAGCCGTCCGACCTCTTCGACATCACGAAGAGCGCCGAGCTACGGGCGGACATCGTCGAGGCCGACCTGCCGCCCGACCTCACCACCTTCCTGCTCGAAGCGGCCGACCGGCACACGCGGTTCCACTTCCGACGCATCGCCGAGTTCTACTGCCACGCCGAGCCCGAGGTGCAGCGCCTAATGGAGGCTTCCGGGCTCGTCATCATCGACTTCGACGCCGCCATCGAGGCCGGCTTCGTGAAGCTCTCCTCGCGCCTCGGCGCGCTCGCCGACGACGAGGTCAGCCGTGCGTGACGACTTCGTCGCCTTCATCCTCTCGCACGGTCGAGCAGACCGGGTCCACACCTACGACGAGCTGCGCCGGTCCGGCTACACGGGCCGCATCTACGTCGTCATCGACGACGAGGACGAGAGCGCCGAGCACTACCACGCGACCTTCGGCGCCGAGGTGCTCGTCTTCTCCAAGGCTAACATCGCCGCGCGCTTCGATGAGGCGGACAACTTCGACGACCGGCGCGCCATCTTCTACGCCCGCAACGCCTGCTGGGACCTCGCTCGGCAGGTCGGCGCCCGCTACTTCATCCAGCTCGATGACGACTACACGAGCTTCTTCTACCGCTTCGACACCGCCGGCATGTGGGGCTCCTACCGCATCCGGTCGACGCTCAACGACCTCTTCGAGGCGCTCGTCGACTTCCTCGACGAGACCCAAGCGGCCACGGTCGCGATATCGCAGGGCGGCGACCACATCGGCGGCGCCCCTCCCGACATCCGGCTCAAGCGCAAGGCGATGAACAGTTTCGTGTGCGATGTCGAGCGGCCCTTCGACTTCGTCGGCCGGGTCAACGAAGACGTCAACACCTACGTCTCGGAGGGGCGCCGCGGGAAGCTCTTCCTCACCGTGATGCAGGCCCAGCTCAACCAGAAGCCCACGCAGGCGAACGCGGGCGGGATGACCGACCTCTACCTCGACGCCGGCACCTACGTGAAGAGCTTCTACACCGTCCTCTACGCGCCCTCGGCGGCGCGCATCGGCGAGCTTGGCGACCCCGGCAGGAAGGGCGGCGCCGAGAAGGGCGTGGCGCACTACCGCATTCACCACGCCATCGACTGGCCGAGGACCGCCCCGTGCATCCTCCGCGAGGAGCACCGCCGTGAGCGCTGACCCCGAGCTGTGGGCCACCGAGCCCTTCATCGGCCCGTTCACGATGCGCGACGCGCTGCGACTGCACGACTTTCTGTGGGATGACGAGCTGCTACGCATGGAGGTCGAGGACGTCGTGCGGCGCGCGTTCGCGCTCGGCGAGGACCTCGATGAAGCGCTGTGGCGCGCCTGCTGCGAGTGGGACCTATGAGCCGCGACCACCCGGTGCCCCGTCGGCACGACAGCTACCTCGAAGCCTACCGGCACGGCGTGAAGGCCGGCCGCTGCTCGCGCCTCATCTCGCGACAGGCACCGGTCCCCTCGGTCTACGTCGAACGGCAGGCGCAGGCGTGGCGCAACGGGTACAGCGAGGGGCTCAAGGGGTGAGCGCGGACCCGCGCGCCGAGGCCTACGCAGCCGCGCACCGGCTCAAGGGCTTCCTCGCGGCGAACCCCCTCGCGGTAGCTCGTCTGTGGCAGCCGAAGGGCTGGACGCCCGAGCGGACCTCGCAGCGCGAGGCGATGCGGCGCCTCCTCGGGACGCCCGACCTGCTGGTGTTCGTCCTCCTCGGCGGCAACCGCTCGGGCAAGACCGAGGCCGGCGCGCAGCTCGTCGTCGCCGTCGCCCTCGGCTCGGACCACCCGGCGGTCCAGCTGTGGTCGCGCGTCAACGGCATCCCCATCGACCGCGTCCAACCGGGTCCGGGCGTCGTCTGCTGCTCGGCGCTCACCGGCAATGAGAGCATCCGCATCCAGCGGCCGAAGGTCGAGGCCTACCTGCCGGCCGGGTCGAGGTGGTCGAACCGCCACGGGCACGGCGAGGCGAGCGTGCGCCTGCCCAACGGTGGGGTCATCCTCTTCAAGTCGAACGACCAGCGAGAGCGCGCGTTCCAGGGCGCTGACTGGGACATGCTGTGGCTCGACGAGGAGCACGACGAACCAGTCTTCAACGAAGGTCGGATGCGCCTCGCCGACCGCGCAGGCCTCGCGGTCTTCACGATGACCCCGCTCAAGGGCAAGACGTGGGTCTACCGGCGGTTCGTCGAGGAGCCCGAGGACGGCTCAGCGAGCTACGCGCTCAACAGCCGGGACAACCCGCACGTCCCGCAGGACTACCTCGAACGCCTGCTGGCGCAGTACGGGCCGCACGAGAGAGCCGCTCGCGAGCGCGGCGAGTTCACCGCGCTGGAGGGGCGCGTCTTCGAGTTCTACCGGCACCTCCACGTCGTCGAGGCCTTCGACCCGCCCGAGGACTGGCAGCGCTTCCAGGGCTGGGACTTCGGGACGCGCAACCCGACCGCGGTCGTCTGGTGCGCCCTCGACCCGAGCGATGACGTCCTCCACGTCTACCGCGAGCACTACAAGGCCGGCTGGACCGTGAAGCAGCACGCCGAGCGGGTCCACGAGCTGGAGGCCTGCGAGACCTGTCTCGGCGAGCCTGTACAGCCGTCTGTGGACGTCGACGACAGCTGGCTCTACCCGGACGACCCGGAAGTAGTCGCCGCGGGTTTCTGCGACCGCGTAGATGGTCTACGGGTCTGCCCGGGCTGCCTCGGTCGAGGTCGGCGAGAGCCGCTGCCTGAGTGGCGCGTAGGCGACCCCGCAGCCAAGTCCGAACGGCTGACCCTCGCCCGCGAGCACGACCTCCAGACGGTCAAGGGGCGCAACGACGTCCGGCCGGGTCTCAACTCGGTCGCCGAGCGCCTCGCGCCCGACGTCGAGGGGCGCGCCCATCTCGTCGTGCACGACTCCTGCCCGAGGCTCGTCGGCGAGTTCGAGGGCTACGTCTGGAAGACCACCCGAGGGTCGAAGGCCGACCCCAAGGACGAGCCGCTCAAGCGCGACGACCACGCGCTGGACGCCCTTCGCTACGTCGTGTTCCGGCTCAAGCGCGGGCAAGGATCCTTGGCGTAGACCTCGGCGGGCAGGGCATCCGGCAGACCCTTACGCAGAAAGTCTAAGAAAAGTCTTCGCCGAGAGCACGAGGGAGTCTTATACTCAGGGTGTAAGGAGAACAACATGACCCGCACCGCCGACACCGCCGCCCTCGACACCTACCGCGCAACCGTCCTCGCCGCCCTCCGCGCCAACTGGGAAGGGACCATTGGCGACGACATCGCGGCCAAGTACCCGAACACCATCAAGAACAGCTTCCGCCGCGGTGCTTGCCCCCACACCACCGCTCACCGGCTCACCCTCCGCGCCCTCGGTGTCCGGTAGCCCCACCCCCACTCAACCCAACGGAGCACCGACCATGACCTACCTCGACCGCCTCGCCGCCCTCGCCCGCAACGTCGCCGCCGCCGACAAGAGCTTCGACAGCTTCTTCGCCGCCATCGGCACCGACGAGACCGGCATCACCGCCGACTCGGCGATGCTCCGCGACCTCTTCAACGCCCTCCGCGCCGCCGCCTGGGACAACTTCGGCTTCGACGCTCGCTTCACCTCGGACGTCTACGGGCACTGGACCGCCAGCACCGACTTCGGCAACCGGGTCGTCTCGACCTTCAACGACCTCGTCGAGGGCGACGAGACCCCGATGCTGACCGACCGCAACGACAGCGTCAGCCCGGCCCTGTGGCTCAAGGCGCTCTCGTCCGCCATCGTCGACCAGCGCATCATCGAGGCCGACGCCGAGCGCGCCGAGCTGGACCGCCTCGCCGCCCTCCCCCACTACGCCGACGACTTCAACACCGCCGCCGACGCCTACGCCGACGCCCTCGACCGCTGAGCCACGACGCCTCCCTCTCGGCTCGGTCGAGGGGTCGCGCCGCGCCTCCGCGGACCCGAACAGGAGCCCACGATGTCCTCCCAGCTCACCTCCCTGACCGTCGCCGACCTGAAGCGCCTCCGGCGCGCCGTCCATGAGCACGCCTACATGCTCGGCTTCGAGGCTGGGCGCGAGTATGACCGCACCATCGGCGAGAGCCACCGCCGCGGTGACGCGGTCGTCTCGGGCTCGGCTCGTCGCCTGCCGGCCGACTTCCTCGGCCGCCGGTACTGGAGCACCAACCCCTACCTCGGCCGCTTCGGTGTCGCCGGCCTCGACCACGCCTTCGAGGGCTGGGGCTTCCTCCGGCGCTGGTACGAGCGCGGCTTCGAGCGCGGTCGCTGGGCGACCACCCCCAGCTTCGTCGAAGCGCACGCCCGCCACGATGCCCGCGCCGCCGCCCGAGCCTGAACCCCGACGCCTCCTCGCCGGTCCCCTCGGGCCGGGTCGAGGCGCCGCGATTCAGCGGACCCGAACAGGAGCCCCACCATGACCCGCTGCCCCTACTGCAACGACCGCTTCGAGGACCTCGACGCGCACGTGCCCTGCCCCGAGGACGCGGGCGACAACCCCATCGCCTCCATCGCTCGCCGCCGCGCCGTCTCCGACGCGCTCGCCGAGGGTCGCCACGCCGCCCTCCGAGAGCGCGCGACCGGCAAGGCCCAGACGAACCCCTACCCCGAGGGCAGCAACCTCAACAGCTGGTGGCGTCGCGGCAAGCTCGTCGCCGACCTCGGCCGATAGCGCGACGCCCGAGCTGCCCGCCAGAAGGGCACCGCCAGCTACCGCCCGAGCGCCGCGCGTTCGGTCACGGTAGCTGTCGTGCTGGACCCCTCGCAAGTCCTGCGCTACGGTGCGGGTCGTGAGCTGGTTCGACCCATCGACGTGGAGCTGGGTGCAGCGCGCCGTCGCCGCGGTCGTCGCCGACAAGGCGCCCGTGGCCGACCATGGCGCCGACGCCGACGGTCCCTACTCGCGCCCCCCGAGCTACGACCAGCTCAACGCGCTCGCCGCCATGTCTCGGTTCGCCTACGTCTACGCCTCGACGACCCGCCGAGCCGCCGACCTCGCGAGCCTGCCGCTCAAGCTCTACGCCGGGCACCCGGCGCGCGACCCCGACGCCGAGGTAGTCGGCGACCACCCGCTGCTCGACCTCCTCGACGAGCCGAACAGCGACCAGACCGGCGAGGAGTGGCGACGGCAGCAGGCGGTCGACCTCTTCCTGCCCGGCAACGCCTACGCGCTCAAGGTCGGCCCCTCGCCGAAGTCGCCGCCGCTCTCGCTCCTCCGGCTGCACCCCGAGGACGTCCGCATCGTGCCGCAGCGTCACGGCGCCGCGGTGCGCGCCTTCGAGGTCAACCTCGGCGATGACGGCCGCTGGTACGACCCCGAGCTGGTCATGCACGTCCGAGGCCCGAGCTGGGAGCGCGGTCCGCAGGGGCTCTACGGGCAGGGCGTCATCCGAGCGCTACACGACGAGCTGACGACGAAGATGCGCGCCCGCGAGCACCAGCGCCGGATGGCGGGACAGGGCCGGCCGGACGTCGTGCTGTCGCCGAAGGACTCCGATGACGCCTGGGGCGAGACCGCCCGAAAGGACGTGCTGGAGGCGTGGGCCAAGATGGCGGACTCGGGCAACCCGCTCGTGCTCGGCGGCGCCGTCTCGGCCGAGTTCCTGAACCTCTCGCCGCGGGACATGGAGTTCACCGAGCTGGACAAGCGCATCCGCGACTCCATCATGGCGGCGACGCAGACCCCTCCGGTCATCCTCGGGCTGGAGACTGCCAACTACGCGACCGCGAACAAGCAGGACGGCGTATACTGGCGCGGCCTCATGCACGAGGCGGCGCTCTTCGACGCGCGCTGGACGGTCGGCCTCGCTCGTCTCTACCCCGACCACAAGGGAAAGAAGCTCTACATCCGGCACGACTTCTCGGGCGTCCTCGCGCTCCAGTCCGAGCGCACCGCGCAGGTCGACCGGGCGCACAAGCACATGGAAGCTGGCGCGACGCCTGCCGAGGCCTACGCCTACGAAGGCCTCGCGGGTGCTCCGGTCTCCGACGAGGTCATCGAGGTCTCACAGCCTGCACCTGCTGCTGTTGCCGACGAGCCGACCGAGGACACCTCGGAGGACGTCGAGCAGGTCACAGACCCCGAAGAGGCTGACGACAAGGCCTTCACGCGCGCCCTCGGGAAGAGCCCGGCGCGCCGCTCGGCGTGGGAGGCGTGGCTGGTCAAGCAGCACAAGCCCGCCGAGAAGAGGCTGCGCCGCGCCGCCGCCGGCTACCTCCGGCGCGCCTCGGGGCGCTACCGGGCGCGCCTCGCGCAGGCGCAGGTCGAGAGCAACCCGCAGCTCGCTCTCGTCAGCGGGCTCCCGACCATCGTCCCTCGTGGCCTCGACCTCGGGGGCGTCATCGACGAGGTCGCCGAGCGCGCCGCCATGCTCGCCGAGGTCGGTCCGGCGTGGCGCCGTAGCTGGCAGCTCGCAGCGAGCGCCGCCGCCTCGCAGCTGCCCCTCTCCGACTTCGACTTCGACCCGAACGACCCCGAGGTAGTCCGCGCCCTCGACACGCTCATCAAGGGCGCGACGAAGACGCAGGCCGGCGCGGTTCGCACCATCGTCGAGGACGGACTCGCGGACGGCGCGAGCATCGGTCAGATGCAGGAAGCCATCGAGCGCGCCTCGGCCTTCGGTCCGGCTCGGGCTCGGCGCATCGCGCGCACCGAGGCGACCCGGTCGGTCAACATGGGCACCCTCTCGGCCTACCGCGAAGCGGCCGGGCTCGGCCTCGCGGTCCAGAAGGTCTGGATGACGGCAGCGGACGGCGGCGAGCGGCACCCGAGCTACGTCGGGCTCGACGGGCAGGTGCGCGCCCTCGACGCAGACTTCGACCTCGACGGCACCCCGGCGGCCTTCCCCGGTGGCTCGGGCGTCGCCGAGGAGGACATCAACTGCCGCTGCACGACGTCTGCTCAAGTCACGGGTGGGGAACCCCTGTTCTGACCTGTGGGGCTTGCGACGCTTCGAGGGCGCGTGCTACACCGGGTGACGTGCGGCGCGCCCTTTGCGCGGTAGCGCAAACCACGGGGCAGACGTGACTCGACTCTCCATGACCGACCGCCTCAAGCTCTTCGAGAGCGGCGCCCCTGCCTTCGTGCGGACGGTCGTCAAGTCCGAGAGCGAGGACCCCGACGCCGACGTGGCGCAGGGCTACACGGACGTCATCGCCTCGACGGCGACCCCCGACCGCTACGGCGACGTCGTTCTGCAGGAGGGCTGGGACCTCGCCAACTTCAAGGCGAACCCGGTCATCATGCCGTTCCACAACTACGCCTCGCCGCCGGTCGGGCGCGCCGAGAACATCCGAGTCGAGGACGGCGTGCTCAAGATGCGCGTGGTCTGGGACACCGGCTGGGACCTCGGCAAGACCCTCGCGCGGCAGTACGCCGAGGGCTTCATGCGCGGCGTGTCGGTCGGCTTCCGGCCGCTCGACTATGCCGAGCGCTCGACCCTCGCCGACGACGACCCGAACAAGGCCGAGGCCGGCTTCGTCATCCGGGCGGCCGAGCTGCTGGAGGTCTCCGCGGCGCCCATCCCGGTGCAGCAGGAAGCTCTCGCAGCGAAGAGCCTCGGCCTCGACCCCGACGCCGAGCTGGCGCTCGTGCGCGAAGCGGTGCTCAACGACCCCTTGACGCGGCGCGCGGTTCGCGACATCGTTCGCTCGATGGCACTCGCGAAGCCCGAGCCCACCCGTTCTACCCCGCTGACGGGCGAGGATGCCCTTGCGTCCTTCCTCGCAGGCGAGTAGCCCCACCTCCTCGACTCCCACGGAGACTCAGATGCCCGACGCCACCATGACTCGCGAAGAGGCCGCCAAGACCCTCGGCTCCATTAAGGCCCGGCAGGACGAGCTGATGTCCACCGGTCGTGAGCGTGACGCCAAGCTCGAAGGTCTCGACCGCAAGGTGGACGACGTCGTCAAGGCGCACCGCGTGCTCACCGAGCGCAACTTCACCGAGCCCGAGCCCTACGGCGGCAACGCCAAGCTCGACCAGTACGTCAACAAGGGCTTCGGCTCCGACGACCCGAACCACCGCACCGACTCGGCCGGCCCGGTCCACTGGGGTCCGCACGAGAAGACCGTGCGCCTGCCCGACTGCCTCGGCGGCGCGACCATCAAGACCACCGAGCACGGACTGCTCTCCGACCCCGAGCCCGCCGACGAGTGGCACGCCGACCTCGTCCGCCTCGCCTCGACGCGCAACCTCGCCCGCATGGCGCAGCGCATGTCGAAGAGCGGCCGAGACGCGGACACCCCGCAGCTCGACTACCAGCTGTTCCGTCACCTCCAGCGCTCGCCCTCGCGCGCCCTCCGCGGCGCCATCGAAAAGGCCTTCTACGACACCGCCGGCTCGGGCGCCGAGTTCATCCCCGATGGCTTCCTGCCGAGCGTCTATCAGGAGTTCAGCATCCCGCGGCGCCTCCGCGCGCTGCTGCCCGAGGTCCCGGTCACCGGCAACACGGTCATCCGTCCGCGGCTGACGGTCGGCGCTCGCCCCTACATCAAGGGGAACATCAGCACCGACGACCCCCGGAAGTACTCGGCGAGCACCCCGACGACCGCCGACACGACCATCACGATGAGCGGCCTCGCGGTCCGCACCATCGTCGATGACGCGGCGCTCGAAGACAGCGCCATCGCAGCCGCCGCCATCCTTCGTCGCGAGCTGGTCTCGGCCATCGACGATGGCTTCGAGGACGCGATGGTCAACGGCGACAGCGCCGCGACCCATCAGGACACCATCGCGAGCTGGAACATCCGGTCTCGCTGGGGCGCCTCCGGCCTCGGCGGCGACGCCGACCACCGTCGCTACTTCCTCGGCTGGCGCGCCGCCGCGGTCGACGCCTCGGAGAGCACCGACCTGTCGGGCTCGATGAGCGTCGCCAACATGGCAGCCATGCGCGGTTCGCTCGGTGAGCGCGGTGTCGGCAACCTCGTCGCCATCGTCTCGCCCGAGGCGCTCGTCACCGACTTCCTGACCCTCTCGCAGGTGCTCACCCTCGACGCCTACGGCTCGGGCGCGACCGTCCTGACGGGCGAGCTGGCGCAGCTCCTCGGCGTGCCGCTCATCATGTCGCGCTACGTCTCGGCCGACCTCGCGACGACCGGCCTCTACACCGGCTCGGGCGCTACCACGGGCGTGCTCCTCGTCGACCTC